ATCATTTTTTTTGTGGTCTTTCCCACCGTCTAGACGGCTAAGGGTATCCTGCGTACAGGGCCAAAGCCAATGAAAGAGAGGTCCGACTCTGAGGTGCCTCTCCTCCTATTCAACCTAATAGAGCTTCCTCTAACGATTGAGGTTCCTCATCCACACCTGGTGGTTGAGAATCACTAGGAGTACTATCTATTGGATCTCTGATATCTACTGTTTCAGGTACAGTAGATGGAGTAAATGTTGTAACAAAAGCTTTTGCTTTTGAACTTTGATGTGACATTAATATTCCTCTAATTGATATGATTGGCAGGGCCTACAGTGCTGATGTTCATACATATGTAGACCCTCTACCATAAGAAAGAACCCCAGGACCATAAATACAATGGCCCATGGGGATTCTAAATACTTCATTAGAAGCTAAACTTCGCGCCGAGTTTGGTACCCCAGGAGTTGTCATCGTTGGTATCTGAATCAGCGGTCAGTACTGAGAGCTCTCCATAAAAGTCAAGCCTTTCAGTTGCTGCTATGCTTGCACCGACTTTACCAGAAAGTCTAGTGTCTGAGTCAGCACCGTCAACAGCAACAGCTGCTGGTCCACCTTGGACATAGTATCCAAAGGTATCTGTACCGCCTTCATAACCAACATGGAAGTCAGTTACTGCTTGTTGGTAATCAGATCCTGTGTAGGATGCGTTGTTCTCCACGTTCACGTAGACTCCGGCGAAAGCCGGACCTGCAACGAGTGTGGAAGCGAGTGCTAGTGCTAATGTTTTCATTAATAAAGTTTAAGTGTTCTTTGTATAAGGCACGCCGCGATACTTTAGTTGGATCTTTTTTTGCATGGATCTTCTCCTTAGTACCACACCCCCGTTCCATGATGTGGTTTCATGCGTTCCCAAAAGGGAATGAACGGACGCAGCTGCCTGTGGCTTCTACTGGTTCGACTACCGAGCCGCCATGGTTTTTATTTTTTAGGAGGTCTACCCTTCTTGGTACCATAAGTACCTTTTCCTTTAGGCATAATTAAAATTTTAAATCAGATCGTTCTAGTTTTTCTTGGACATCTCTACGATATGCAGGATCTCTATCATACCTGGGATCACCCATAGCTGAAACAAGTTCTGCTTGGCTCTTGTAGACATCTCCACTAGCAGAAGGTGGTTTACCTGCTAGCAATCTACCATCCTCACCAACTGCATCTCTATACCTAGAGTGAGCATATTGAATAGCGAAATAACAGGCGACACGATCTCCTTTACTTATAACGGAATCGTACATAGCCTGCTCATTGGCCGTCATATTTTTCTCAGCCCAATCAATAAGATTACTATACTCTGCATCCCCACCTATTGTACCTTTAAGGTCGTTAACATCTTTGTCAGATAAACCTTTAGGTTGAGAATCATTTCGATATTTTAGGTAGGCTTTAGCTAATTCACCTGGGTTGGCTTCTGCTAATTCTTTAAGAGTATCATCTTTAAAACCTTCTTCCCTTTCATCCCAAAGCTTTTCCAATACATTAGTACTTTCTTTTGCTTTGTCGTTAGGTTTGTCTTCAGTTTTATCCTCAGACTTGGCTTCAGGTTCCTCTTGTTTTTCTGGAGCCTCAGTTTTTTCTCCTAATTTTTTCTCTAATTCAATGTAAGCTTTCTCAAGTTCTTGGGCATTTTCATATTTACCAGCAAGTCTATTGTCTTGAGCTTCTTGCATTGACTCACCAACCTTGAGTGAGTCCATCTCTTCATCAGAGAATTGACCTGACTCAGGTTGGGATTCATCGATTGTTAATGTTTGTTCTTCTGCCATTGGTGGTTACTGTGGTTGTCCTTGTAGTTGTTGAGCTAATGCAGGATTCTTAGATGGATCCGCTATAGGAGTACCCATCCCTTGTACTTGAAGTTTATCTTGTTCAAGTTGCATAGCTTGTTGCTGCATAGCCTGTTCTTTAGCTTGTACTTCTTGCATACTTTGAACAAGATTAAGTACATCTATACCTTGGGCAGCTGCTAATCGTTTAATCACTTCTTCTGGATTAATAAATCTAATGATAGCTTCTGGTCCCATGGTTTGGGAAATTGTTGTTAAGAACATACCTAAACTTTCTCTATCTTGGCCTCGACCTAGAGCATTTACTCCAGCTACGATGGTAGGTTTCACAAGTTTAGGTGGTAACTTAGGTATCTCTCCAGTTTTTTGGAAGACATTTAACTTACGATTAAGATATGGAACTAAGAATTCAACAGTAAGTAAGGAGTATAATCCACCTAACTGTTGATCTAATTCCATCTGTGTCATCCGTACTTCTTCAGCTGTAGTACGTTCTGATTGGCGTACATTAAGTATAAGGAAAGCTTCTGATAATCTCTTCTCAAACTGCAATGCCATTTCAGCAGCAGTTTTAAAGTCAGCAGTCTTACCTACTTGAACTACACCTATATCATCAGGCCTACCTTGAACGATTGCACCGTTGCCTGCTTGGGCTAGAGTAGCTGGTTTAGTAGTGCTTGAGGGTGATACAGTAAAGACTACTTTAGCAGCTGCTGCAGAGCCTTCTACGAGTGCCTGAGAGAGTGCTTCAAGTGACTTCAAATCACCCATAAACTCCTCTACTCTACCACGTCCGTAAGCTTCACCATCTACTGTATTGAATCTGAGTGGTAACCAAGGTGAAACATTAACAGGTGCCTTACCTTTTGAAGTTGGGATTATATAATCATAAACTTCTTGATGCCATACAAAACGATTATTTTCCCTGATGACATGAGTATAAACATCACACTCTTGTTCAGTTTCAGTCCTCATCTCATCGTTAACATCAATGATACCTTTATATTGCAGTATCTCAGGTGGTATCTCTTTCTCTAATAACTTGTGAGAAATTCTTTCTTTTGTAACGATTTCAATCACGTTGCCGTTACCGTCTCTCTCTAACGCATAACGATTGAGAGGGAACATCTTTAACCCTTGTTGACCCATGAAGATTAATACATTACCTGCGACAACCAAGTGCTTTAATGCTTGGTGTACGACCACACGGTCACTTGAGGCAGCGATTGAATCTAATATGGTGCGTTCAATTTTAGCAAAGGATAAGTCTAGTTCTGATCTCATCTCAGGAGGGAACTGTCCCTGCTCTAAGGTTGAATCATCAAGTTGTAATTTAAAAAAACTAGTCTGTGGAGGTAGTAGTGCAAGCATTAACTTCGATGCTAATGTTACCACACCCTTTGCCCCAACACTTTGCCAAGGAGTTACGAGGTTACGTGCTCCTGCTAAACGTGTCTCCTCACCTCTAATGAGATGAGGTAGAGTTAATTTTGTTGCTTCTTCTGCTATGCGTAGAAAATGGGAACGATCATTTGATAAAACGTCATACCTTGATTTTGCGCTCATGTTGTTAGATGTTTAATGTACTTATTCTCATATCTCTACCTAATTGTCCAGTACCAGCAGCTTTAGCTCCGGTCTTGGCAGCAGTAGATTGTCTTCTACGTATACCTAATGCACTATCATCAAGAAGACGGTAGTTCATAGCTTGATCAATGCTGCCATACATTCTCCGTAATTCTGCTTCACCATCATCTAGTTGCTGTTGATAACCTTCAGCTGTAGTCTTAGGAGAACCAATTGTAGGTAGTGCATGGTCTGGTACATCATAACCTTTAGATACTGGTGGCTTGTTTTGTTCTACTTTAGGTGACCCAGGTATAATTTTCTGATTGTTTACATAATCATGTCCAGTCTGCCATGATCCATCAGGTAGGCCGATCATACCACCGATACCTACTTCAGGTACAAACCTATCAAGCTGTTTACTCTTAGCTTGTTGAGCTTTAACACTGAGTGGTGATGTAGTAGGTTTAGATAGATTTAAATTATCAAATTGGTTACTATCAAAACCAGTCTGTGGTTGTGTTATTGGTTGTATAGTAGCTACATCATCATCAGGTGAAGGTGAATACCTTTCTACATCCCCAAACTCTTTAGTAACACCTTTTAAACCAGAGCTCTTTATATCTTCCCTAACTGTGGCAGCATCTAACTGAGCTATGTCCCTATCATACTGACCTCTTTGAACCTTTTGAAGTTCTTCAAGATTATCAAGAACTGAAGTATCAAAATCTTTAGTGTCTTGATAGTAACTTTCATCTCGTTCAGCTGGTGTTAATCCAGTACTAGGAGGTTGTTCAGCTATAGTATCTCTTTGTCTCTGAATATATTGATCAAGATAGTCAGCAGATTCTCGATCTTCTCCTAACATATCATCCATCGCATCATCAAGTGATGGTACTTCACCAGTATCACTTGTGAGTGGAGGTAATGCTGCTCTGATCTCATCAGCAGTTCGATACTCAGTATCAAGTTCCCGTTCAGGACTGGGTCCTTCGGTAGGATCATCACCAGGTTCACCGCCTTGCCAATTCCTTAAAGCTTCTTGGATACCACGTCTTATTTGATCTTGGATAGCATCTTCAGTGGGCCTATTATGCATCCACTCTTCAGCTTCTAGTATATCATCTACGCCCCTGAATTCATACTTATTGGTAGCATCAAGCCAAGCTTTATAAGCAGGATCTTTAGCATAAGCTTCCCAATCAAGTACTTCTAAGGCACTAATGGTTGGCTGATTGACATGATCTCGTGCGCTACTTGCAGCAGGGCCCCAAGTAACGTTAGCCATATGACTGCCAGCATTAGACCTGCCAAACATACCAGCGTAAGCACGACGACCAGTTGTGTACTGTGTTCTACCGTAACGATCTAAATTACGTAGGCCATATATATCTAACGTACCACCTGGTACCCCCCTTGAATCTGAGGACATTGCCCACTTGGTTTTCCAAGTACGATCTTGATCTAAGAAAAGATCAGTATATGCAGTGTAACGATTTCGATCAACTTGATCGCGAAACCTAGTAAAATAATCCTGGGTTGCATTTCTGTCCCAGCCCTGTTGTGTATATTGCTCCCAATCGACCTCGCCTCCTAAATTTCTAACATAATCTGTCATGATTTATTTCTCCTCTAATCTGTTACGTAACCACTCCACAACAGAGCGTTGGCCTGCTTGATACATAATAGTATTGTACTCCTCTTTTGGATGTGGGTTTACTGGTGGAAACTTTTCCTCCAGTTCCATCACAATAGACTGGAGGTTTGGGCCGAGTAAAGGCTCAAGCGTATTTGGGTAAGTTGACATTGCTATGCTCAAAGAATGCAGGCATACGCGCTGCCTTAGTTGAATTTAATTCTGGTGCTTTTCCCTCATACATTAGCCGATCACTGACATCTAGCCAAAAATTTTTGTCCAAATATTTATCGGTAGTATTTATACCTAGAGGTTTAACAATCCAGTTAATGGTGGCTTTCCTAAGTTTATCCAGAGAATCAGAAGGACGTAGACCCAGCTCACTACATACAAGACTATTAGTTCCGACGTGGATCTGTTCGTCGCGGCTAATGTCAGCAGATATTGTACGAAGAGCAGCATCCCCATTAAACCTAAAGAAAGGGAGTAGAACAAAGAAGATGGCCCGCTCGGCGACCAAAGCTTTTGTAATAGTGTGATCAGGGTGATTGATCCATGCATCTCTTAATAACTTCCCCTCTTTTTCATCATTTTCATTTGTACCGATGGCCTCTGCATAGTATCCCAATGCAAGATCATGCCTTTCTTCATCTTTAACATTGTCTTCTAGTAGTTTTCTAGCGTTATCGGGAACATTTTTTTCAAGACCTTCCGTAATAAAGGCACCCACAGGTAACTCCAGATGACGTGCTGCGAGCGCACGCCTAATAGTAGATTTTGCTTCATCTTTCATTACTCCAATGGTGGGTTTTACGGGTGACCACTTCCGTTTACGTTCTAATAGTTGGTCGTATGGATGTTTTCTCATCATTCTTGACAGTCACAGGTTACAGGCTCGGGAGTACCGAGAATATCCTGTAAGTAATCATCGACGTCAGCTTGATCTAATGCTGCATACGCATCGGTCTTATCTTGTGTGTCGCTCATTACTTGCAGGGAATAGTAAAGGGAGGTTTGCGGTGAACGCAACCACTCTTCCACGAAGTTCCTGTCGTAAGTTACAACATCACTCCAGCTATTAAACGAATAGCCGTGAAGAAGTCCCGTATTATCATACATTTTCATCAGTTCGTCTGCCACTTTCTTGTAAGCATCCCAACCAACTTCACTAGCGATTTCTACATCGCCATAATCATAGCTCTGTACACCAAAAGTACCAGAATCTCTATCTACCTTCCGACTGATCGGAGGTGCTATTTCTGGTGTAGCTGTGAAACCAGCCAGATCTTCACTCCTATAAGAACAGGAGGCAGTAGGAGCTATAGCAAAAGCTCTTACCATATTATTTTCTTCAGCAATATCAGCAGCTTTATGTATACCTAACATAAGGTTAAAGGCTATCTGATAAGGTAATCCAGTACCGTACTCACCGTTGTTTACATTCTCCAGTTGTTTACCAAACTGTTCATAAGTTACGTGGTATTTTCTGAGGAGGTTGGCGAGACCGAGTACTCCGAGCCCAACTTGGCGGTCGATATCAGCTGGCAAGTATTCTCCAGTTGTTCCAACACCTGTCCTACCATGGAGCTCGCACAATTGGGACATACCTTCAGTGAAAGCCTGCTCGATGGTCCCGAGCTCACAGGCTGCGAGATTGACATGCTGTAACAAGCATGTTCCACGTGAGGGCAGGTAAACCTCAAGACAGACGTTGCCATAGATTCGTTTGTTGTCATGGTACTTAATTTTGTTTAGCCATATATCACCGGATTTTATACCGTATAATATAGCATCTTTTACTTGATTATCACAGCTTTGCCATTTTCCCT